AATGCTCCCAGATGATTGAAATCGTTCCAAACGGGGGCCCAACTACTTCCATCACCTAAGTTTATGCAAATTCCTTGTTCTACACAAAATTTGTTAAAATCCATTTTATTTTGCGTGGTCATGGTGCCCCACCAGTCTATATCAACATCATATCCATTTAAATTATTATAATATCGTACCAAATCTCCATTATCTACAAATCTCCATTCTCCGTATTGCATCATTCTCATATGCTCATCTCTTTCTACATCTTTAATCATTAATTGGCCTTCAAATCTCTCTCTTATCTTTTCTTTCCAAGTTTGATTTTTATATACCGTTGACCAATATGGATCGGGGACCATTTTATTTTCGTCATTATTCCAAGATGATTCATGACTAGTTGGAGCCCAATAATTTCCTGGGTCTCTTTTAAATGGAGCCTTTGGTAGATATCCGGAACGGAGACGTGTTGTTAATGTCCATTGATGATCTAGAGTTACTAATTTACGTCTAGTAAATTCTTGTCTTGCAGATTCATCTACGTCAACATTATCAGTATTACTAACACTGCCTGCTATCTGTATATCATATTTATTATAGTCATCATCAGCAGCTTCTTTAATGTCATCATACGTAAGTCCTTCTTGAACTAATAATACTTCTAATGTTTTATAATTTGGTATTGGATGTGCAATATCATTCTTTACATAATACACACAAAATATGGTATTAGGCCTGGCAATCAGTCTACCAATAGTTGGACCACGCTCTAGGTATTGTGCATGGAGATCAAACTCATTTATATCGCCGGCTGCTAGAAAAAATGCTGGCTCTGCCGGTGGCGGTTGATTATATGCAGGGTGAATTGTTGTGAAATGTGACCAGGTCTGATCAATTAAACTTTTTATAGATTCGGCTGATGCCGAAGGTTCTAATGAATAAAGTCCGTATTCAACTTTTTGTGCTCTATTGGCTCCCCAATCGGGGTCCATGGAAATTTTTAAATGATTTGTCTTTGGGTCGCGTTCGACTGGATGTGACCATGCTGTCCAAGTTGCTGTCTCGAAACTTTGGTCTGGAGCATCTTCTTTAATTTCGTCAATATTGCTTACAAAGCTATCTAATACAAAATCGTCTGGCATATTATTTCACCACTTTAAAATAAAAATCATCAAATGTTTGTGTATCATCATATGAGCTAGTTGCTCTAGTTATCTTCAACATTATTTTATAGTATCGTTCTGGCATGAACGAATCCATTCTTAATTTCATGAAACTTCCATTACTATCACAATCTACTTTTGATGCTGTCATATCAAATGGTATTATTGTTTCGTCAGTAACTGAATCTATTATGCTATAATAACTGGATGTTGGGAGTCTTTCTGCTGTTAAGTAAAAAGATGAAGTTCGAAATGTCCTAGATGGAAATTCTGGCCTTACACCTATTCTAAATTTAGTGATCTCTGATGTACGATATTCTGATTTAATATTTTTAAAGTAAGGAATATATGTTTCGGAATTTATTTCTGAAACAGAACTTGAGCCGACATTTGAAGTATTATCCCATGCAACTTCTAATCTAGGAACAAATATTGTATGTGACTCTCTTCCGAAGAATTTTAAATTACCTAATACTTGTCCTGATATTTCATCACTATAAGGTCTTTTGACAATAAATCCATAATTAGATATACTACCGGATAACCAATTGGCTACAATATCTGTAACATTCATCCTTATATCTGGAACTTCGTTTTTAAATGACTGGGATGCTTCATATGAAGAACCTGTGATCCATGAGCCTCCTCCGAGTGTTTCGGTTGTTCCTTGTACAGTACCTGAACTTGGTACTGATCCTGTCGTCCATCCATCTGCTGCATCATCACTTGTTTTATAATACCAAGATGCTCCATATTTTTGTATTGGCTCATCAACAAAATTTCCATTTCCATTTGTCCATGATTCAGATACTGGGAATGCTTTAATAGTATATTCTTGTAATAAATCGGATGCATCCGCTGCTTTTAAGCTAAGGTATACAGATGCAGATTTTGCATGATTTGTAACTTTAGGTATATCGCCAGAAGCAATTGATGATGATAATGTTGTTATTTGACTTCCAAAGTCTATTAAAAATCTAGTATTATATTGATTGGTTTGAATAATACCATTTAGTTTAGACCCTGAAGCTATTTTTGTAAGTTCTAGTATTTGATCAATACCTGTATTTTGTTTTGGGTATTTTTCATATAATGTTGTATCTTTTTCTGCGTAAAATATTCTATACATAATTTATCCTTTAAGGTTTGATAATTCTTCCTTTAATATCTAAATTAGGATTTTTAATTTCAAATATACAAGGGTCTAATGACGGATAAATAATATTGTTCCTAGTTGCTGCTTGGATATTATACACGATATTCGAATATCCAGATTTAGTTGTATTTTGAATTTCTATTGTTGGAACGCTTTGTACACCTTCAATTCTATCTAGTTCGGATGTAAGTTCTGACATATTAATACTTCCGTTTATTTGCATTTTATCGGTATGTAACAATATTTTTAATCTATCAATACATCGTGTAAGTACTTCATCATTATTATATTTTGCTTTTGGAATTATTTCAAAATCTACTAGAATGTTGACGATGTGTGCAGATTTAATACTAATTGCATCGGTTAACATTCTGAATTGTGATAGATATGTACGTATATTTTCTTTTAGTGCATTGTTTGGTGATACAAGATTCTGATCAGAATCATATCCTAATAAATATAAATTTAATGCCAAAGGGTTTGCAATAGTGTCTCTAGGATAATCTATATCCTGAGTATTTTGTTGAGTATCTCCAATGACATATGCTTTTGATACACTTCCATATTTTGCTGGTAATGCATACACTCTTGCAGTGTAATCTTCTCTTGTTATTATTCTATTCTGTGCAGCAAATGATGCTATTGCATTTTGACGTATACTTTCTACATCCTGTTTTTCTGTGCCGCCTCTTGCTGGTTCTGGATTATTAATTGCTACTGAATTTTTTGCTGTAGATAAATCAACTGTCGAATTGTCATTTATATATGTTACAGATTGTATATTGACAATTGTATTAACTCCTACATTGTCCTTTATGCCGCCGCCCATAGTATATTTAACAGTTAATGTTTCATTATTTGGCGCTAAGCCGTAAGTACTTGTAGCTAAAAAGTTAGATGGGTCGACATTAGATGTAGTGGTTCTTCGTAAATATTCTAGGCCTGCGCCAACATTTGTTGGATTTGGTATAATTTCTTCATCCGCGTCAGAACTTATGCCTGAGCCGAATTGTAGTTCTGTTGTTAAATTAGATCTAACTCTTGCTACATACCGTCTTGGAGTTCTTCTTAATTTTAAGATATATGGTACAGTACTTCTATACTGCGATAATTCTGGGTCATTAAAAGAAATATTGGCGATATCTTCAAATACAGTATCTTGTGCTAAATAATTAACTTCGTGCCATGATTGTGCTGTATCACTTCTTACAGATATTATCTCTAACACATTAGTTTCTGGTAGTAATATTTTATCATACTGTTTGGGTTCAGTGAATGTAAAATCACGTGTCATGATCTCTCCGGAAACAACATTTGTTTGTTTTCTAAGTAGATAATATGTAACATTGCCGCTTCCATCAGTTTCATAAACAGAAGTTTCCGGGTTGTCATTAAAATCTATATTTTCAGTTGTTCTAAATAATATATCATCTTCTGTCAAAACTTCCATGCCGTTTTGTATAGATAATGCATGTCTATAATCTGGACGTGCAGCTGTTCCGGAGCCTATTGCTGGCACTAGTTGATATACATCCAACTTACAATGTGCCGGTGAACTTAATCTTGGACGATAACCAAACAATTGAGACAACATTAGTACATTACCTTCTTCTTGAGCTCCTGATAGTAGTGATTCTCTAAACGCTTGGTCTGTATAATACGATAGCACATCTCCTACATATGATGCCATTTCCATAAACATCATACCAGGCGACGATTCGTTGAAATCTTGGTATGTATTTGGAAAATATTGTTTTGTAAATGTTATTAGATTTTGTCTAAATTGTGCAAAATCTTTTCCTAAATATCGTATGTCTTTTTTAACTAAATCTGCCATTTTATTATCCTATTCCAAATGAATCTACTTGAATTAACGTTGAAGGTGATGTATCAGGTGTTATACTAGTGATTATGATTTCATTTTCTGTTGCCATTATATTAATTGTAAGATTTGCTCCAGTCAATCCGACCCGGAACTTTACTTGAATATCAATAGTATGTGCATCAATATGTCGTATGATTATAATATCATTAACTACAATATATGGTAACCAACGTGCGATATCTGCTGTTAATGTCTCTTTTAAATAATCGGCCATCTCACGTGTATTTTGTTTGAATACCGATTCTCTAATATGTGTTCCAAAATCTGGTTGCATAAATCGTTCGCCTTTGAAAGTTAACAATAAATTTTTTAAGTTTGATATTGCCTGTTCTTCTGTAGAATATGATTGTGCAAATACAGATGAGCCTCCTTTTTTTCCGGAATCATAATGATACCCCGGAGCTAAAGCCGAACCTGAAATGGCTATTAACTCAGTGCTATATGCAGCTGATGACTTATCCATTGGCAGTAAAATGCCTACTGCCACATCTGGAGTTTCATTAATAGGTTGATATTGGTATATCGCTCTGGCCATTATTTAATGCCTTTCTTTTTATCAATTGCTTTCATTAATGCGGAATAATCCTTTGTCATTATGTCTACTGTTTTTGCAACATTTTCATTTGCCATATTAACTGGCGCGCCATTCACATCATGAGTTGCTAATGATTGTTGAGGCCTCTTTTGTGTACTGAATGTTTCTGCGTCGCTTGAGTCAAATGACATTGCCGGGTATGGCTCCATTGCACCAAAATCTGCTGTTGTAGCTGTTTCATTTAATAATTCATTTAACATGTTATTTTTAGTATAAGTCTTTTTCTTTTTAGCTTTAATATTATAAGGATTGGCTTGACGTTCTACCATCTTATGTAAATCCATGCCATGATTAATAACTTGTTTATGATTAGATTTTTGCTCGTTAAGTGCTTCTTTAACTGCAGCTTTAACTTCTTCTCGAATAACTTTACGTAATATCTTTACGAATGATTTAGTTTCCATAGAATACTCCTTTTTAATAAATATGTTTATGATAAAGATTAGCCGAGTCTATTTCAGGCCAGACCAAGGTATTGGTCCTGTTGCCGGTCCACGAAGGGGAGGAGGAGTTGTTGGTGGTGGTGGCAATACTCCCCAATATTGTCCTTTAATGGATTTGAGGTGTTTTTTATACGTGTCTACTAAAAATTTTGCAACAAGAGGTTCTTTTTTCTTATTAAATGCTTCATGTATTCCACTAGCCACGGCTATAACATTCCCAGGAAATATTATAATATTACCATATTCTATTAATTGAACAAGACTGCCCATTAATGGTAAGTAAAATGCAAATGGAGCAGATGGCCCATGAGGAAGAAGAGGAGACACGAGCATGCCAGTCCAAAATTTTACAAGAGCTTTAGATACATGTAAATATGGTATCATTTTTAAATCGATTGGCGACGCTTCCATCATTTGAAATGCTTTGAGCCAACCTTTATATATTATATTATATCCTGATTTACCTTTTTTTATTTTTTTTGTGCTAAGTAATACAAGATTATTAACGGGGTCCTGCGATAACAACATCGATGTAATATATGATTTAGTAAAAAAGTGTGCAGATTCTTCAGGGCCTGATAACTTTTGTGATACTAGTGCTGCAGTTGTTGCTTGTTGTAACTGATTCCATAAAACAGGCATATTATTCCCCTATTGTTTCATTGCTTCAAGATCTTTTTGTAATTGTTCTATTTTCGTTTTAATAGATTTAACATTAGAACTTGTAGTTGTTGAGTTTGATTTATGTTCAGAAAAAGTGCCGGCATTTGTTGGCGGACTAGTTGGTCCTATGCCTGTCATATGAATAGATATTGACGATGCTTGTGCATGATCTGCATTATCTTTAGCATGAATTTCCATTTCATTACAATATTTTATTACTTCTTTCATAAAGTCTAGATAATTTGTATAAAATAAATCTAATTCAATTGCCCAATTTGGTGTAGCTGTTGTAATATCTTTTTTAGAAGATAATATGATATCTTCTATATTCGCATTAAAATGTAATCTGTCGGATGAAATTATAACTTGAGAAGTGTCAGTTGCTGTCGGTAATTTTCTTCCTTTACCTAGGTTCTCTTGACTTGGCGTTAAATTTATTTTTTGTGCAGATGATAATATAATAACACTATTTGTATCATCTGGGTTTTCGATTACAAAATCATTTGGTCCGCCTTTTGGTTTATGTCCGTTTGATAACACTGTTATAGGAGTTCCTTGGTCGCCTTTCCAAAATGGAGAGTTTTTATATTGAGATATAGATCCTCCTATCCCTGTACTCAGCCGGATGCCTTGTCCATGGCGGCCTTCAATTAAAATATCTCCTTCATATGGTTGTAAGTTTTTAACTGTGGCCACTTCTTTAAAATTCTCTCCTGGCTTGTATGGCTTGCCTGGTGGCGGTGCTTGTGGTCCAGAGGAAGCAGCATAAGAGCTGTCCTTACCTGATTTATCAATCTCAAATGATTTAGGTAATGGATTCAAATGTTTATTTCCATGTATTGGAATAGGCGTAACATAATAATACTTATCTGCCGGCGCGCCTGGGTTGGCCATTACAGATGGCGCTTTCGTTATTAATACATGTTCGCCTTCACAAGGAATGTGCATAAAATTAAATAAAGGTTGTGCAAATCGTTCTACACGTGGTCCACCAGTACTAGTACCCATACGTACTTTAACTGAAGCTAATGCTAAATCTTCACCTAATGTGTCTGTTGATTTTTTAAAGGTCTTCTTGGTGCTGATGACTTCGGCTACTTCTAACGGCATTCGTCTCTTCCTTATTATTTTTTTGTATGTTTTTTATTTCTGTTTCTGCTTCTTCTAATAAACGTCTTCGTTCGTCATCTGATAAGCCGAACTCATTCTCATTGTCATCTTTGTTGGATGCTGAAATTAGTCGTTGGACTACTGCAGTAAGTTTAACTAATGCATCGTCATTTTTAACTGAAACTTCTAAATAATCTTTTATTAAAGGAACTATTACAGTCGCATCTCCTAAATTTTTAATTAATGGCTGTAGTTCTTTAATTAATGAATCTATCTGTCGTGATTTCTTTTTTGAGTTATGATATACGTCACGCATAAGATCAGAAAAGTTTGTCCCATTAAATAATTCGAATTCTGTACTCATATTAATCCTTTAATATAAATATAAGAACTAACGTGTAATGTCGATAATATTTCCGGCCTTACAATATACTGAATACATTTTCTTGTAGTCTCGTTTCATTATATTAACAACTTTGGTAATATTTTGGGTTTTAAGACCGGTTCTTTCTCTTATTAAGATATAAAGAGCTTTTTTGTTGAAGTTTTCTATATTCTCTCTAATACGAAATAATTCTAATAATGTATCTGCTACTATTATATCTCGTTTATTACTGAAAACTTTATTTATATTGTCGTCGTACCATGCGACCCATAAATCGGTAAAGTCTCGTAACGATTCTTGATGGTCTGTTAATGCAATTTCCGCCGACAGGTTTCGTTTTTCGTCTAACACGTTTAATCCCTGGCGTGCTTTAAGTTTAGCATAATTAGCATTGTTTTGAATAATTAAATAATTTTTAGCTATAATAGAAAAATAAGAAAATGCTTTTCCTTTGCCTTCTTGAAATTTGCCAATTTTTTGTACTAGAAAAGCTACTACTTCTGATTTGATGTCTTCATAAGATACATCAAAATAACTAAATCTAAAAGTGTAATAAATATTTTCAACTAACTTGTTGAATGGATAATTTATGTATTCTCTAAATACTTTATTACGTTTAGCATAACTAGGTTCGTTATTATAAGCTATTATTGCTTGATCAGTTATATACGTAAAGTATTGTTTTTTAGAAGGCTTTCTTCCACGCCTCTTTCGTGGACCATGTTCTTCTAAATAAGCTTGTTCTTCTGCATGCCATTGGTAAAACTCATCTACTGCACTCATTAAAATCCTCTATTCAAATCTTCTAGTATCTCTTTAAGTTCTGTAAAAATAAAGCCTGTCTCATCATCGGCTTCAAAAGACCCAAGTCTATCAACTCCACGAACTCTGGAATTTATTTCTCCAACTCTTCCTTTCAATCGTTGTACAAAAGTATATTGTTCAGTATTTGATTTTTCTAAATCTTCAATATAATCGGATTGAGCTTCTTGTTTTCGTAATTGATTATAATTAACAAATATTGATACTGCTAATATGATCGATAATATTACAATTGTTGTTATCATTGTTTATCTCCAAATAAATCTTCAAACATCTTACTAGCGTTAATTTGTGTTTGAGAATTAGTTATTATTTTGGCCGGTCTTTTCTTTTGGATAGGTGCTGCCGGCTTATTTTTATACCATTTTTCAAATTCAATTCTTGCTGCCATACAATCTGCTTGATGCATTACATATCCTAAATTAGTTTTTAATTTAGAATCAGCTGTCCTTGACATATAATATGGTTTATTACTTTCATCATATAATCCATCAGTTAATTTAATACCTAACATTTCATTCCATGATATTTCAATTCCATAATGTTGTAATAACCAAATTGATAAATCGTTTACAAGTGTAAATGGATTATCAGGATTAATCTTATATTCTTTACCTTGATTCTTTCTATGCCATTCTGAATCATTTGGAATATATATTTCATTACCTTCTCCTGGAAATCCCATTTTGCCAATATCATGATTTAATGCTGTGAAAATCAATTCTTCTTTAGTATAACCAGACATATCTGCTTCCATACGTGTCCATAAATCATATACTTCTTGAGCACATTCAATTACTCTCAATACATGGTCAACATATCCGCCTTCAAATGCATTATGAAAATGATTAAAACTTGAGGCTGGTTGTAATGACATCCTATCTTCCATATCTTCATACATAGCTAAGAGTTTCTCTTGTCTTTCTCCTGTAAATTCTGTTTTAATTACGTTTATTAAACGTTCCCAATTTTGTACTATTTGTTCTGCTGTTAATTTCATATTTTTTATTTTATATTATTTCGTCAATTAATCCTAATTCTTTTGCTTTATCTGCTGTCAAATACATATCTGATTTCATTTGTGTTTTCCAATATTGCTCATCTTTAGCAGTCTTCTCAGATAAT